TCGGGCGCCGAATGTGCCGTTGCCCAGATCCGTACGGCGCGGGTGGCGGCTTTTGCGGCAGGGGTCGCGGCGTCCGGCTCGGGCGCACTGGAGACGGCACTAACCGGCTCGGCAGCGACAGAGGCGCCGCGCGGGCTGATCAGACTATCCACCGCAGGACGCGTCGCCCGCTTGGCAATGCGCGGGTGCATCCCGAAATCACCCGCCACGCCGATGCGATCACCGATCCAGTGCAGGGCCTCTTGACGGTTCAGTCCACGAAGGCGGCCGACAAGATCGATCAGCCCACCGCCGATCCCGGCCTCGTGATCGAACCACATCCCGGCCTTCGGACCGGCGATCACGACCGCCAGGCTGCCCTTGGTGCCCCAGCGCCATTCCTGGCCTGCACGCACGCTCGGCTTGCCCAGAAGCTCGACCGCAAGCTCCTGCGCCCGTGCCCGCAACTCGGCATCGAAGGCCTGCCAGTCCCGCCCGCTCATCGCCGCCGCCGCGCGTCGGGCACGCGCGCGCCAGCCGGCCCGAAGGCCGTGGCGGTGACGTGCAGGGGGTGATGTAGGAAGGTGGACAAGGTGGATCAGAACCAGAGTTGGGGTATCGTTACCCCCGGTTCTGCCGCCTTCCGGGCCTTGTCCGAAACGTCGGAACCGGTCCACCCGGTCAAGCGTCGTCCCGCCGGAAAGGGTTGAGCCCTTCCCGCAAGATGCTGAAATCACATCAGATAAAGGGTGGACCCCAAGGGGTCAGAAGTGCTATTGCGAGGACCATCCGCCGTCGTCAGGCGAAGGTGGGTGGAACCCTTCCGGGGGAGAACGGGGTGAACGGTTCCACCCACTCAGCGGGGTGTGGCGGGAAGGGTGGAACCCTCAGTGCAAGACGCATCGCAATGCTGTGGCCTTTGCCCATGGCACAACGTATTTGTCAGAGATTGTGCGCGTGGCGCGGGCCATCTGGACGACGGATCTCGCATAACGGTGACATGTCGGCGTCCACAACATGCTCAACTATTTCGACATTCGTATAGTCAGGGCGAACATCGTCGGAGGCCTCAACGATGTCGGCTTGCAGCACGTTGCCATGCCTTTCGGGCTATGTGGGCGGCCAGTTTACGGCCGACGTGGCACCACCACAATTATTGTGAGTATTATTGGCGTCCGCAACCAAGACGAGGCCGGGAGCACCGTTGTGGTTTCCAACAGTGCTCCCGCCTGGTTCCCGGTTCGCAATGCGGGGTATTGCGAACCGGAACACCTGAAACACTGCGTGCCCAGCCGCCAATGACGGGCGCCGGGGACCACAGAGAGCTGCATCTTGCAATCAGATAGCATCGTTACCGTTGGAAACGATGCTTTCGGCCACGTGGCTGCAGATCGGTGCGCGCGAAGGACGGTGGTGGAGCCCAAGCCATCCGCCGTGGCATGCAGATCCGCCCCCTCTCCATCGTATCGGCACGGGGAGAGTCGGTCGGCTGCCCGCGATCAAGTGGTCAGGTGCTCAGAGGGGCAAAGAGGTCTTGCAGGGTGGCCTCATCCAGAAGGTTCTCTGAAGTCGCGCCACTGTCGTCGAACAAAGCGTCGGCCAGCGCCTGTTTGCGTGCTTGCATGTCGAGAATCTTTTCCTCGACGGTTCCGGCTGCGACAAGCCGGTGCACGAAGACCGGCTTGTCCTGTCCGATCCGGTGGGTGCGGTCCATGGCCTGACGCTCCACGGCCGGGTTCCACCATGGATCATAGAGGATCACCGTATCGGCCTCGGTAAGGTTCAGTCCAACGCCCCCCGCCTTGAGGCTGAGCAGAAAAACCGGCGCATCGCCGCGCGCAAAGGCATCAAGCACCTCGGCGCGGTTTTTGGTCTGGCCGGTTAGCGTAAGGTGGGCAATGCCCGCCGCGGTCAGATCAGCCTCGATCAGGCGCAGCATCTCGACGAATTGCGAGAAGACCAGCACGCGGCGGCCCTCGGCTACCAACGCGCCCAGAAGCTCGCGCAACCGCGCGCGTTTGCCGCTGTCGGTCACGGATCGTGCAGCTTCAGTCTTCACCAAGCCTGGGTCGCAGCAGACCTGCCGGAGCTTCAGCAAGGCGTCCAGCACCGTGATCCGCGCCGCCGCCAGTCCACGGGCGCCGATGGCTTCGCGCACGCGGGCATCCATGGCGCTGCGCACCGTTTCATACAGCGCCTGTTGCGGTTTCGGCAGATCGACCCGTTCGAGGATTTCGGTCTTGGGCGGCAGTTCGGCGGCAACCTCGTCCTTGGTGCGGCGCAACAGGAACGGGCGCAACCGGCGATTCAGCCGGGCCTGCGCGGCCGCGTCGCCATGCTTTTCGATCGGGGTACGGAACAGCGTCTGAAACCGCTTGCGATCGCCCAGCAGGCCGGGGTTCACCCAGTCGATCAGCGTCCAGATATCCTGCAGCGAGTTTTCCAGGGGCGTGCCGGTCAGCGCCAGCCGCCCCTTGGCCGGAATGTCGCGCAGCGTCTTGGCCATTTGCGAGGCGGGGTTCTTGAGCGTCTGCGCCTCATCGAGAACCACCAAAGGCCAGTTTTGCGCCGCCAGCCAGTCGCTGTCGCGCGCCAGCAGCGGATAGGTCGTCAGCACCAGATCGGCCTGCAAGGCGGCATCACGCGAGGCGGCACGCCCCGTGCCATGCAGCACCACGAGGCGCAGATCGGGCGTGAACTGCGCTGCCTGTGTCTGCCAGCCATGCAGCAGACTGGTGGGCACGATCAACAGCGCCGGGCCGGATGCCCCCGCCTCGCGCCGCGCCTGCAACAGGGCCAGGGTCTGCACTGTCTTGCCCAGCCCCATATCATCAGCCAGCACACCGCCGAACCCGGCCTCCAGCAGACTGCCCATCCAGGCGGCACCGTAAGCCTGATAGTCACGCAGTTGTGCGTTCAAGCCCTTGGGTGGTTCAAAGCGGTCAGCCTCAGCCAGCGCCTGCAGGCTGCGCGCCAGCGGCAGAATTCCGGCATTGTCAGCGAAGCGGATGGTGCTGCCAGCCAGCGCCTCTTCGACCAGACGTACGACGCTGGCATCTGACGGGTGCAACGCACCCAACTCGGCGTAATGGGTCAGGAACAGATGCAGCAGGGGCGCAAGCGGGCTGAGATCCAGCGCGACGTATCCCTGCTTGCCCCGGTCCATATAGACGGGACGGTCGGCCAGATGCTGCGCCAGAGTGTCGATATCCGGCACCTCGTCCCAATCCTCGCGGGTCTGTTTCAGAAACGCGGCAACAAGCGGCGCCACATCCACCGATTTGCCGGCAATCTCGGCCTGAAACCCCAGCGAGAACCAATCGTTGCCCTGAAACGCCTCGCCCGCCTCGGTCTGTGTCGCGACCGTCAGTTCGGCCACCTCTTCGCTCAGGCGATAAGGCCATTTCGGAGTCTTGATAACCTCCCAGCCGTCGCGCTGCAGTTCAGGCAGTGTGCGAAAGGTAAAATCCAGTGCTTCGCGCCCGTCCGAAATCTCCAGCCTGTGCAGGTTCATCTCGCCACCTGCGAAGACGAAATCGCAGGCCATCATGCGCTCGCCCGGCCAATGGAATTCCAGATCTTCCACCGAGTGCGCACCCGCCTCCATCAACCGCGTGGCGCAGGCGGCCTCCCAAGGGTAATCACGGGTCAGGGTCACGATCTTGCCAGCCTCGAGGACGCGTGGATCACCGTCGCCATCCCCGACCTCTTGCCCGTCATAGGCAAAACGCAGGGTCAGGGTGGGCAATTGCACCGAGCTGTCCCAATGGGAAGGCCCATCGCGCGCAGTCTCGGCCCCGAGTGTCAGCCGTGCAACGCGCTGCTTTGCTGCGCGCCGGGTCTGCCGGACTCTACGGGGGCGTGGCAGCGCCAGCCCGGCAAGCGTATCGGGCAGTGCGGCTGCAAGCGCCTCGACCTCATTTGGCCCGATCTCGGGGCTGGCCTCGACGATCTGAAGCACATCATCTCGCACCGCATGCTCCAGCGCACCGATCAGCCCCTTGCCCGTGTCGATCCAGAGCGTCGCACCATCCAGGCTCCGCAGATGCAGGGGCTGGTCGGTAGCATCCCCAAAGCCCAGCCGCTGGCTGCCATCCGCTGCCATCCGCCAGGCCAGGCGCGGCGCGGGCCGTTCCTCGGACCAGATCAACTGGGCATCGGGGGCATTGTCATGCAGAAACCGGGCCGTTTTGCAGAGCTTGCGGATCAGCGCGATGGCATCGTCCCCCCTTGGCCGGAACAACTCGGACAGACCATAGCTGTGATGCGTGTCCCACAGCCGTGCCTGTGCCAGCGCCGACAGCAGCTCCACATCAACAGGTCGGATGAACTTCGCCGGGGCAGCGCTGCGCAGGGCATGGACCGCATCATAGCGGCGTATCGACTTGTTCAGCGCAGTTCCCGAAGCATTCACCCGGCCCTTGTAGATGTCGATCTTCGCCTGCGCGCCATGCGGCACCAGCACGTAAAGCAGGCGGTCCTTCACATTGTCCGGGTACCCCTCGGGTCGCTGCTCCAGCGCCTGCACGGAGGGGGAAGATTTCCTGACCCGCTCCAGCCAGCCCCGCAGCGGTGTGGCAAGGCCGGGTTGCCTGTCTTCCTGTGCTGCCCAGATCACGAGGGCCGCAGCCACATGCTTGCAATTATGGCCAACAGGGCAGGAGCAGATACCGTACAACAGCCCATGTCCGACCGTGATCCGCTGCTGATAGGTCTTCCCGCGCCCATTCGACACCTCCGCCTTCAGTGTACTATCCGCCAACCCGTCAACCGACACGACAAGACCGCGTCGCGCATAATCGCGCCCGCGATCGAGTGTCGTTGCGTCGAAATGATCGCTAAGCCGGATATCCATGGGCATGGATTACAGGCATTGGCGCCGGGTGAAAAGGGCCGTGTACCAGCCCATGGAACAGTCTGGCGGCGCTCCCTGCGTGTCTTGATCGTGTCCCGAAAAATCATATGGGTGGTCCGGGCCGAAACACCCGGCGGGCTCCCCAAGCCTAACCGGCGTTTCGCAGATCCGGCCCGAACACCCGCTTCGCCCCGCCGCGTTGTGCCGAGGGCAGTCGGATCAGCGTCGCCATGGCATCGGCCAGGTTGCGCGAGACCGGTTCGCCCTCAACCTGCTGTTCGAAAAACCAGTCCGACAGAAACTCCTTCTTTTCCTGGCGCGCGGCGGTGATCCCAAACTGCGAAATCGCCGCCTGCATGACGTCGAGATAAGGCGTGGTGTAAAGCGATTCCGGCATCCGCACCGGTACGGCGGGTGGCACAAAATCCGGCCAGATCGCCTTCACCATGAAGCGCGGCATCCGGATCTCGATGAGTTCCCAGAACATCGTTGAAAGAGCCAAATTTAGGAACTGCCCCTCGCGCCATTGCCCGGGGGTGATGTGCTGATGATAGCCGGAATGCAGGATCCAAGTCTTGTAAGAGTCCGGTCCGAAATTGCTGTTGTTGCGCGTTTCCGAAAACCGCCCCTGTGCCAGAAGATCGCCGTCGCGCAGCGCGATGAGCAATTCCTCCTCCGCCTCGCCTTTCCATACGGCGACCGGATCGCGCGGCCGTTCCCAGTGGTTGATCGGAGCCGCAACTGGAGGCTTGCCCGCCGACTCCTGCAAAAAGCGTGCGACGGTCACGTTCTGCACGTGGGCGCGTGCCTCCGTATAGCTCCAATGCGCACGGTCGAGCGACTTCAACGACATGGGCGGTCTCCTGAATCGGTTGGGGTGAGTGAAACATAAGGCGAACACATGACCCACTCAAGCCGGTTCGAATGGAAAGGGTGGAACGGTTTCACCCTTTCCGGTTGGCGAGGGTTGACCCGTTCCAAGGTCGCGCCTGGCGGCGCAATCCTGCACCTATGGGCCATGATGTTTGATCCCGGACCAATCCGCCGCCCCAACCCACTTCCACCGGGCCAGATGACGCCAGCGGAGCGCCGCGCTGACTTGTGCGGATTGCTGGCCCTAGGGCTGGTCCGGTTGCGGATGCGAGACGCACCCCAAGTACCTGCCGAACATGGAGAGTTTCCGCTACACAACTCGGCTGACCAGAGGGCTCATGCAACTCCAACTCACCGGAGAACCACATGACCAAACCTGATCCGATCCCCGCGCGCCTGGCCGCGCTAAAAACAACCTCGACGCCGGACCTGAAGCAGCAGTGGCGAGAACTGTTCGCCAGCGAGCCGCCGCCCTTCAACCGGCGCTACCTTGAAAGCCGACTGGCCTACCGCATCCAGGAACTGACCTATGGCGGGTTGAAGCCCGAAACCATCAAGCGGCTGGAAGCTCTCGGCGAACAGCTTGACGGCGGCAATATCATCACGCGCCGCACACGTGTTGACCTGAAGCCAATCGCCGGAACGCGTCTGATCCGCGAATGGCAGGGCGTCGAACAGATCGTCACCGTGACGCAGGACGGGTTCGAATGGCAGGGGCGACCCTACCAGTCGCTCTCGGCCATCGCCCGCGCCATCACCGGCACCCGCTGGAACGGCTGGGTGTTCTTCGGACTGAAAAATCACCGGAGGACGTCATGAACAAACCCATCGTTCGCAAGCTGCGCTGCGCCGTCTACACCCGAAAATCCTCTGAGGAAGGGCTGGAGCAGGAATTCAACAGCCTGCACGCCCAGCGCGAATCCTGCGAGGCCTACATCTCCAGCCAGCGGTCGGAAGGCTGGGTGCTGGTGCGCGATCAGTATGACGATGGCGGCGTTTCCGGCGGCACGCTGGAACGCCCCGGCTTGAAGCGGTTGCTCGCCGATATCGAGGATGGGCTGGTTGACGTGGTCGTCGTCTACAAGATCGACCGCCTGTCGCGCTCGCTGATGGACTTTTCGAAGCTTGTCGAGGTATTTGACCGCAACAGCGTGACATTTGTCAGCGTCACGCAATCGTTCAACACTACAACGTCGATGGGGCGGCTGACACTGAACATTCTGCTGTCCTTCGCCCAATTCGAAAGGGAGGTGACGGCCGAACGCATCCGCGACAAGGTCCGCGCCAGCCGGATGAAGGGCATGTGGATGGGTGGTGTGCCACCTTTGGGGTATGTCGTGGAAAATCGTAAGCTCGTGGAAAACTCAAGTGACGCCGCCCATGTCCGCTGGGTTTTCGCCCGGTTTGTCGAGTTCGGGTCAGGAACCGTGCTCGCAAGGGAACTGGCGGAGCGCGGCGTTACGACAGCTCGCGGCCACCGCATCGACAAAAAGTTCATTTACCGGATGCTGAACAACCGGGTCTACATCGGCCAGGCTGTGCACAAAGGCACCAGTTATGCCGGTGAGCACAAAGCCATCGTCGACAGGGATATCTGGGACAAGGTCCACGCCATCCTGACCGAAAGCCCGCGCAAACGCGCAGCAAACACCCGCGCAAACACACCCGCGCTGCTGAAGGGCCTGCTCTACGGCCCTGACGGTGCTGCTTTCTCGCCCACCCACACCCGGAAAGGCGGTCGGCTTTATCGTTACTATGTCAGCCAGACCGTGCTGAAGCATGGTGCCGGGTCTTGCCCGGTCGGGCGCGTCCCCGCATGCGAGATCGAGGCCGCCGTTATCGCCCAATTGCGGGCAGTATTCCGCCAGCCGGAAATCGTCGCAGGCACTTGGAAAGCGGCGCGGGTGCAGGATGGCGCGATCACCGAAGCCAACGCACGTGACGCCCTGACCCGCCTCGATCCGCTGTGGGATGAGTTATTCCCCGCCGAACAGGCACGGATTGTCGCGCTGCTGGTCGAACGGGTCGACATCGGCACCGAGGAGATGCAAGTTCGGCTGCGAATGGATGGGCTTGCTGCGCTGGCGCGCGAGATGACCGCTGATGTTGGAGAAGCTGCATGAACCGCGCAAAGGCCATACCCGAAACCATTACCATCCATGTCCCGTTCTACATTGTTAAGCGCGGCGGGCGTAAGGAAATGATCCTGCCGCTCGCAGCACGTGAGCCCCGCCAGACCGACAACACCCTCGTCAAGGCACTGGCACGCGCCTTCCGCTGGAAGCGGATGTTGGAAAGCGGCCATTTCGCCACCATCGGCGATCTTGCATCGAAGGAGGGCATCGCGCCGTCCTACATGACGCGGGTCTTGCGGCTAACGTTGCTTGCACCGGATATCGTCGAGGCAATCCTGGACGGGCGAAATGGGCCCGAAGCTACTCTGGCGGTGCTAATGGAACCATTCACGTTGGAATGGGGAGGCCAGAAAGCATAGATACTGGATTTCCCCTGCTTGCTGGAATACGGTTCAGGCAAGAACTTGCAGGGACAGTTTACTCAATGGCATCAATAGAAAACGGCTCCGACCTTGGCATTGAAGCCAGCCTGTTCAAAACCGCCGACAAGCTACGCGGCAATATGGAGCCGTCAGACTACAAGCACGTCGCCCTCGGCCTGATCTTTCTCAAACACATTTCCGACAGTTTTGAATTGAAGCGCCAGCAACTTCTGGCCGAATACCCCGAAGACGCAGAAGACCCTGACGCATACCTTGCCGAAAACGTCTTCTGGGTTCCGGCGGATGCGCGGTGGTCGCATTTACAGGCGAATGCCAAGCAGACAACCATCGGCAAGCTGATCGATGAGGCGATGATCGCCATCGAAAAGGTCAACCCGACGCTGAAAGGCGTTCTGCCCAAGGACTATGGCCGTCCAGCGCTGAACGCGGTGATGCTGGGCGAATTGATCGACATGATTTCTGGCATCGCGCTGGGCGAGGGCAAGGACCGCGCGCGCGACCTCTTGGGGCGAGTCTATGAATATTTCCTTAGCCAGTTTGCGGGCAGCGAGGGCAAGCGGGGCGGTGAGTTCTACACCCCCCGCTCGGTCGTCGGCACGATGGTTGAGATGCTAGAGCCCTACAAAGGTCGCGTCTATGACCCTTGCTGCGGGTCAGGTGGCATGTTCGTGCAGTCGGAAAAGTTCGTCGAGGCGCACGGCGGCCGCTTGGGCGACATTGCCATCTACGGGCAGGAAAGCAACTACACCACCTGGCGGCTGTGCAAGATGAACCTTGCAGTGCGCGGTATCGACGCCGACATCAAGTGGAACTCGGAAGGCACCTTCCACAAGAACGAACTGCCCGACCTGCGCGCCGATGTCATCCTGGCCAACCCGCCGTTCAACATTTCCGACTGGGGCGGTGAGCGGCTGCGTGAGGATGGGCGCTGGAAGTTTGGCACGCCCCCGGCTGGCAACGCCAACTATGCGTGGTTGCAGCATATCCTGCACCATCTGGCGCCCTCGGGCACGGCGGGGGTGGTTCTGGCCAATGGCTCGATGTCCTCGACCCAATCGGGTGAGGGCGAGATGCGCCGCGCGATGATCGAGGGCGAGGTGGTGGATTGCATGATCGCCCTGCCGGGGCAGTTGTTCTATTCCACCCAGATTCCGGCCTGCCTGTGGTTTCTGGCGAAGGACAAATCCAACGGCATCGCGCGGAGCCGCAAGCTGCGCGACCGGCGCGGCGAGGTGCTGTTCATCGACGCCCGTAAGTTGGGGCACATGATCGACCGCACCCGCAAAGAGTTTTCGGATGCCGACGTCTCGCAGATTGCCGAGACTTACCACGCGTGGCGACTGGGTGAGGGTTATGCCGATGTGCCGGGGTTCTGCAAATCTGCCAGTATTGAGGAAATCCGGGGGCATGGCCACGTCCTGACGCCGGGCCGCTATGTCGGGGCCGAGGCGGCAGAGGCCGACGATGTGCCCTTTGCCGAGCGGTTCGCGGGTTTGCAGGAGGTTTTGGAGGCTCAGTTCGCCGCGGCTGAGGACCTGACAGCGACGATCCGCGAGCGGTTGGCGGGGGTGGCTGGGCTGTGAGTGAGGGCTGGCCAAAACTGACCCTGGCTGAGGCTGGCGTTATCCTACTTGATTGCGACCACAAAACACCGCAGGCAGTTCTGGAGGGACGACCATATGTCGGCATACCGCAGATGACGAGTGGTAGAATCGATTTCTCAACTGGACGGCAGATTTCCGAGGCAGATTTTGTCACTTGGAACCGAAAGACAAAATATCAGCGCAACGACGTAGTTCTATCGCGTCGGACAAATCCCGGTGTTACTGCAATAGATGACACCGGGACAGAGTTTGCTCTCGGTCAAAACCTTGTTTTGTTGCGGGCCAATGGAAAGCGGGTTGAGCCTGCCTTCCTTCGCTGGATGGTCCGCACCCCTGAATGGTGGGACCAGATCGGAAAGTTCATAAATGTTGGCGCGGTATTCAGTAGCCTGCGATGCAGAGATGTCCCCAATTTCGAACTGACGATTCCCCCCCTCCACGAACAACGCGCCATCGCGGCTACCCTCGGCGCGCTGGATGACAAGATCGAGTTGAACCGGCGGATGTGTGAGACGCTCGAGGCCATTGCGCGGGCGTTGTTCCGCGACTGGTTCACAGGTTTCGGCCCCACCCGCGCCAAGATGGCAGGCACCACCCCCTACCTCTCCCCCGACATTTGGTCCCTCTTCCCCGACCGGCTGGACGACGAGGGCAAGCCGGAGGGGTGGGAGGTTGTGCCGCTTACAACGGCCTTTGACTTGATCATGGGGCAATCCCCGCCGGGCGACACCTACAATGACGATGGCAACGGCCTCCCCTTCTTTCAGGGCAGAACAGATTTCGGTTTCAGATTCCCCGACAACCGCAAATTCTGTTCAGCCCCAACCCGGTTAGCTGAAAAAGATGATACCTTGGTGAGCGTTCGTGCTCCGGTTGGCGACATCAATATTGCCGCCGAAAGGTGCTGCATCGGTCGAGGCGTGGCGGCATTGCGCCACAAGGGCGGTGGCCGTTCATTTACCTACTACACCGCCTGGTCGCTGCAAGAAGAACTGCGCCAGTATGAAAACACGGGAACGGTCTTCGGTGCGATCAACAAAAAGCAGTTCGAAGCACTTCCGACAATTGACCCAGGAGTTGAACTCAGACAGGCCTTTGAGGGTATCGTGGATCCGATGGATCAGCGGATCGCCCAAAACGAACAAGAATCCCGCACCCTCGCCCAAACCCGCGACCTGCTCCTGCCCCGGTTGATGTCGGGCGAACTGCGCGTGGCCGGGGTTGAGTGCACCGTCGAGGCGTTGCTGTAATGGCCGTTGCCTATCATCAGGGCCGCTTTCCGCCCCCGGCGCTCGACTGGCCGCAGCTTTTACCGCTGATCGGCCCGGCCAATGCCGCCGTCGCGCGGTATGAGGGCGTGTTGCACGGCATCCCCAACCCCAATGTGTTGTTGTCGCCGCTGACCTCGCAAGAGGCCGTGCTGTCCAGCCGGATCGAGG